CGTGCCCACCCCTTTATATCCGTGAACCCGATCGGGGCGGGGCCGAATTGGTGAACGCCCCGCGCGGCGCTGATCTCGATGAATGCGGACCACAGAACGCGTCCCGCCTCGGGCACGCGGGGGTGGCCCTTGTTACGCAGATGATTGCGCAAGGAATCGCGAAGCTGGTCGCGGAGGCGGGTCTGCCCTCGGGTCATCAGCGACTCCTTGTCTGCCGGCCGACGCCGAAGCTGTTGCCAAGCGTCCGGCTGATGGCCGAACTCGGATCGCGGGCGAGCGAACTCACCGCCCGGTCGATGATTATGGTGAAATCATCGCCGCCGCTGGAGTTGGGCCGGCGCTCCTCCTGCACATCAGAACCGGGCGGTGTGACAATCTCTATATTGACATTGCCCCCACCAGCCTGAGTGCCGCTGTTCCCCACGAACCCGCCCGAGGCGAACCCCTTCGCGCTTTGGTGCATGGACTCAAGGTTGCCGACGCCTATCGACTTCACGGCTTTCTTAGAAAACACGAACTCGCCGCCATGAACCACACCCTTGGGCTCGTTCTTACCACCGGGACCCGTGAAGCCGCCACCCGAAAATCCCAGCAGCCCGCCGATCGTTTGTGCAAAGCTGCCCTCGCCGCTGCCGTCAAAAAGCCCCGTCAAGGCTGCCTCGATCTGAACCTGCGCGATGCGCTGCAATAGCGCGCTCATCGCGTCGGAGGCGGATTGTGAACCGGTCAGGATGCCGCTGAACATTTGCGACAGCGCCCGCGCCCCGCGCTCGGATTCGATCTGCGCGTCGCGGATCTGCGCGGCGGCCTCACCGGCACGATCGGCGGATGCGACATATGCCTCAGCCAGGCTGTCGACCGCCGCCTCAAGGTCGGGCGTGATTTCCAGCCCCTCACGCTGCGCCGCGTTCAACAGGCGGGCGCGCTGCATCGCGAAATCAATCGCGGTGCCGTATTCCTTGCCCGCCCCTGCAGCCATAACCAGTGCCGCCGCCTCGGCCTCAAGCTGCGCCGTGCGCTCTCGGATCGCCTCGGCGGCCCGGGTGAACTCGTCGCCCCCACCCGAGGCGCCACCGCCGCCCTGACCGGCACCGCCGCTGCCGCGCATGTCCTCACGGCGGGCGACGTTCAGCTTGGCCTGTGCGGCGATCTGCGCCTCGGTCAGCCTCACGCCTTCCTCCCCCGCGTCGCGGCGAATGCGGGCGGCCTCTTGCTCGATCGCGATCTGTTCGACGGTCAGGTTCCGTTGCCGCTCTTGCTCGGCGATGAACTCGCGCGCGGCCTGCCGGGCTTCCTCGTTGCGGCGGGCCTCATCGGTCTCACCCGCGATTATGTTGGCGCGGCGGTTCGATGCGGGCGTGCGGTCGGCGGGCACGTTGGACGCCTCGGCCTTCAGGTCGCGCACGCGCGCCGACAGCAGATCGACCAGCCCGATCAGCCCGCCGAACTGGCCCTTGATCGCGTCCAGACTGGATTGATTCACGCCCTCGATGCCTTGAACGGTAAGATCCAGGGCAAGCTCCAGGGCCTGCATCCGCTCTGCAAATTCGCCCGCGCTGATCTCGCCCTCTCGGAACTGCCGGACGTTTTCCTGCATCGCCTCGTTGATCTGGGCGATGTCGCGCGCGGCCTGCACCTCGGTGGCCCGGAACAGTTGCGTCGCGAAATCCTCCATCGCCTGCGCCGTGTCGCGGCCTTGGCCTTCCAGCCCGCCCACAGCCTGCGACAGGTTCAGCAGCTCGCGCCGGGCCTCGGCGATCAGCGACAGGTTACCGGAAAGCTGGTTGAACATATCCTCGCCCAGCAGCCCCCGCGCGGCGGCGTCTGATCCGAAAATGTCCGACAGGTCGTCGCGGCGATCCGCGACCTCCTCGATCGCGTCCAGCATGGGTTCGAACGCGTCGGCGGCCCGCACCGCGATGCGCTTGAACCCGGTCTCCAGCGATCGCGTCAGGTCGTCAAAGCGGTCGTCCAGTTCCTCGGCGCGGGTGATCAGGTCGCGGTCGATGACCTGCCCCGCGTCCTCTGCGGATCTCACCATGCGGTCGATCTCGTCCGCGCCCCCGGCGAGGGTCTGTGCCAGCCGGCGGCCGGTATCCCCGAACGCGCCCTGTGCGATGGCGAGCCGTTCCTGATCGCTGCCCGCCCGCTGGATCACATCGGCGATGTCGCGCAAGAGTTGCTCTTGCGACTTCAGCTCGCCGTTCGCATCCTTCAGGTCGATGTTGTATTTCTCGACGAACTTGTTCAGCTCACCCTGACCATTCGCGGCCTCGCCGATGCGCCGGGCGAACCGGCCAAGGGATGCGTTCACCTCGTCCTGCGACACGTTCGCGGACCGGGCGAACCCGCGCTGCACGCCTTGCAGCGTCTCCACGTCGATCGAGACGTCACGGGCAGTCTTGCCCAGCGATGACAGATCCGACACGGCAGTCCGCACGCCCCGCGAGAACCCGGCGAACCCCGCCGCCGCCAGCAGGGGCGTGAAAGCGCGCCATGCCCGGCTGACGCCGCCCACAGCTGCAGTGGTGCTTGCGAGGGCGGTGTTGATCCGGCCCGAGGCGCGGCGCATATCGCGCTCCATGCGGCGCGTTGCGCTGCGCGAGTCGCCTTGCAGCTTGCCGTAGGTCTTGGTGCCCCGGCGCTCGGCCTGTTTCATTTTCTTTTCGAAGTCGGAAATCCGGCCCTCAAGCTGGACAAACAAGCGTTCCGTGTCGTCTGCCATTATGGCCTCCTATGCGAGAAACATGTCGTCATCGAACCACGACGCCTCTGTGATGAATTGAACCTCTCCAGCAGCGGCGCGGGCCACGGCCATTGCGGTTGCGACCGAGCCGTCGATCTTGTTGCCAGACCGGCCCTTGTGGAAACTGCGGTTGCCCGCCTGGTCGATGTGCAACTGCACGTTCTCGAAGTTCCAGCGCAGGACCGGGTGCCCCCCATGCTTGAACTGGCCGCCAAGGATCGCGCGCTCCAGCTCCTTGACCGCCGGCGCCATTGAAACCCATCCCTGCCGGAACTCCACGACGGGGATGCCATCCTGATCGAGGTCTGCCATCATCGAGCGGCCATAGGTCGGATCGAACGCGACCTCGCGGACATTGTACGTTGCGCACAGTTCCCGGATATGCGCCTCGACGGCCCTCAGATCGACCGTGTTGCCGGGCGTCGGGATGATGAAACCCTGCTCTGCCCATTCGACATAGTTGACGCCATGCCGATCCCCGCGGTCGCGCAGATTGTCCTCGGGACAGAAAAACCACGGGTGCACCTGATACCCGTCGTCGCCATCGCGCCACGCCGCGACCACGACGGTCAGATCCTCGTTCTTCGACAGGTCCACGCCCAGCCATGCGGGCGCCTGCACCATGTCCAGTTCCTCCAGATCGACCGGGTGATCGCCTTGGTCATAAACGTGCATCTCGACAAAGGGCGAGCTTGACTGGTCCAGCCAGCGATTGAGGTTGAACTGGAGAAACGAGTCGCGCTCGAAGGGGCTGTGCTGCGCCTTGCGGGCCTTGTCGCGGAAGCCTGCAATATCGGGATAGCCATATTGCAAGCCGGGGTTCGTGGCGAACCACACGGCCTCGTCGTGCCAGTCGTCTTCGGGCTCGGCCATGAATATGACCGGCAGGGTCGCGGGGTCGTCGATCTCGCCTTTCTGCACCTTCACGGCGTAATCCACGGTCTGCCAGGCAAGGTTTTCCTGCCCCCGGCCTGCCGTGCTGGCGACGATCATCATCGTGCCGGGCACCTTCACCAGGGCGCTATCGAGGGCCTCCCATTGACGTTGACCAGCGGCGCCGTGCCACGCGTGCAGCTCGTCCGCGATGACAACATTGGGTGTCTTGCCGTGCTGCACTTTTCCATCCGAGGCGACAGCAAGATACCGGCTGCGATCGGCAGGAAAGCGGATCGTCGAAATGTACTCTCGCACATTGAGGTGCTTCATCAGGCGCTTGTCGTTCTCGATGATCAGCGCGGATTCGTTGAAAAGCTCCATAGCCTGTTCGCGTGCGGCCGCCGCCGACACGATCAGGTTTCCGGGCTGACGCTCGGGGCCGATCAGGTGCAGAAGGTTGATCGCGGCGGCGAGGCTGGTCTTGCGATTTCCCCGGGGCAACAGCAGCGTGACACGCCGCACCATGCGGCTGCCGTCCTCATGGCGCGGCCCGTAAATGCGGCGGATGATTTGCTCTTGCCAGGGGTCGAGCTGAAAGGGGTGCCCGGGCGCCGGGTTCTTTGGGTGCTTCAAGCGGCGCAACCATTGAACGGCCCGCTCGCCTCTTTCCAGCGGGTCGTCGATCTCCTCGGGTTTGTCTATCCAGTTTGGCCTCAGGACCATGACGATCACCCCACCAAGTCGTCATCGGCGTCCGCATCGTCACGGATACTCGGGCGCGACCGGCTGACCGGCGTCAGGCCAAGTTCGGCGGCAAGCTGCCGTGCGGTCTGCATGGCGTCCTTCAGAACCAGTGACGCGGGGTTGCGGCGCAGGTTCCCATGGTCGTCCTCGTAGACGTGCCCCCGCTCTTGCAGCACGCGCTCGGCCTCGCGACCGGTGCTGATCGCGGTGCAATAGTTCTCGACGCTGCCCATGTCCGCGTCAGTCAGGATGCGGCGCTCCACCAGCAGGGGCATGATCCGCCGCCATTCCGACTTCGCGTGCTGTGCCATCCACGCGGGGGCGCGGGGCACGTGTGCGACGGCCTTCTGATCTTCTGCCGGCCCCCTCTTGGGCTTGCGGCCCTTCATGCTTCTGCCCTCACTGTGTTGGTTCGGATCTCCATGTGCCGCCGCATTGGGTCCGGCACAATTTCCTTGATGTTGTGCGCTGTTTCCTCGAACAGGATTCGATCTGCGTTGCTGATGCTGTCGAGGTAGCGGGTCCGAAACACGACAATCTGCTCATCGCTTGCGCCCTGGTTCCGCAAGAATTCCTCGGTTGACCGCTGCACCACCTCGGCCCGTACAGTGGCAAAGGTCTGCCATGTGTTTTGCGGCGTTCCGAAGGCGTCCACTGTCGTCGTCGCCTTCTGAACCTCGACCTGATAGCGTAGCGTGCCGGATCTCATGATGCCTCCTCGACGATCAGGGCCTCGAGCGTCACAACGCCATGGCTGGTCTCGCCGTCCGGGTCGCGCATGGCGCGGCTATCCGCAATGTAGAGATCGGCCACGTGGTGTCCTGCATCGAGGGACAGGCGGTCGCGCAGGGCCTCGCGGATCGTCGCATTGATCGCGGTCACGCCTGCAAGGGAAGCCTCCAGTTTCCAGACATGGATCGTGTGAAAGACGCGGCTGCGCTTGCGGGCGATGTCGCCCTCGTCGAGAACCTGCGCCTCGCCAAGGATGATAGACGGGCTCGGGGCGGGGCGCTGATTGCGATCGAGGATCGCGGATGCGGGCACCAGATCGGTAACGGCCGATGTTGCCACCAGCCGCGCCCGGATCGCTTTCTGAAGGGTCAACGCCGCGCTCACTTGTTGAACTCCTCTTTCACGGCCTTGGACAAGGCGCGCTTGATGCGCGTCTCGGCGCGCTTCCTTTGAGACCGGAACGCGGGCCAGAAGAATGGCTGCGCCGGGGCCTTCGTGGTGCCGAACTCGACCAGATGCGCATAGCGCACATCAGAATTGCCGGCCGTGACCGCCGCCGCGCCCTCGGGCACCGTGCGGATGCCGCCGGGGTGACTGTGCGCCGGGGTGTTCTTCGGGCCGATCGTGACCGCGACAGATCCCACAAGGTCGCCGGAATCCTCGGGCGCAAGCGCCTCGGCCGTCCGGGCTATTTCATCCGCCCCTCGTGCCGTCGCGGGGGCGAGGGCTTTGCGCGCGGCCTCGGGCATTGCCTTCATTTTGCGCTGAAAACCCTTGATCCCCTTCGACATCAGAACGTCCACTCGCGATATTCCGCGACGAGCTCGGCCAACCCGTGCGGCGGGGTTGCCACACTGTGACCGATGATCCCCGCCTCGCGCTGTTCAAACCACCAGGCGGCAAGCTGCAGAACCGCTTCGCGCAGGGGTTCGGGGACAGGGTCCTGATCCTCTCCACCGAAATGATCCTCGATCTTGAAGCCCAGCAAGCGCTCGATGTGTCCTTGCGCCGCCTGGACCTTCTGGTCGAGCATCACCTCATGCCCCGGCACGCCCTCAAGCCCCAGCTGATCCTCAAGATCATGGAAGCTCACGATCGCCATGGTTTAGACCGCAGCGGCGTTGACGCGGACCACGTTGCTGTTGATCCAAAGGGACGCGTTCAGCTTCATGACGTTGTTGGCGGTGTCGAGGGATTCGGACGCGCTGCCGACCGCCGCGACGAACAGCCGTTCGCTCGGCGTGCCGCCCGGAGGGGCGTCATTGAACTCGACCTTGAAAGAGTAATTCTCTTTCGTTTTCTCGGCAGCGATCAGTGCGAGTTGCCCGGCGTCCTGATAGTCGATGCCCATCACCACATCCATCGCGCCCGCGGATCGCGTGCCTTTCAGGCGGCGCGCCCGGCTGTCGGCAAGGCCCTCGAAGGTGACCTCCTCGGACGTGTCGCCAAAGCTGCCCAGCGATTCCGTCTCTTTTATTTCCGTCCAGGTTTCAGACGTGAAGTCAGTGTCAGTGAAGTCTGCGCTTTGGGTGCTCTTGGCTTCGCCGATGAACAGCTTGGCGCCAGCAGTTGCAAAGATCATGTCTTGATCCTCCTAAGGGTTGCGGCGCTCCAGCCGCTGTTTCGTTGAATCGTGGCAGTGTCCGCAAAGGGCCTGCCAGTTGCCGCGATCCCAAAAGAGCAAAGAATCGCCACGGTGTGGTGTGTGGTGATCGACGACGCTCGCCGGCGCGCTGCACATGACGCAGATCGGGTTGCGCCGCAGATAGGCTTTGCGCTCGCGGTCCCACGTGCCCGTGTATCCGCGCTGCGACGAGTTCGGTCGGGTCCGGTCGAACCGCGCCTTGCGCTCGGTGTCGCGTTTGCGCTCACAGGGGCAACGTGCGCCGCTGGCCACGCGGTTGCCGCATGCACACAGGCGGGGGGGCTTGCGTGGCATGGGGCGCTCCTATGTGTGGCCAGCGTTATCATCAGGCTGTCCCGTTCATCACGACGACGGGCTCTGCCAGCAGCAGCCGGCCCCCGACACGCCGCCGCGCGCGGATCTTGACGATGCCGCTATCAGCGCCGGTGTAATCGTCGCGCATGAGCTGCACGCCGGTGCGGTCCGCGATCGTATAGGCGGCGTTGAAGTCGCCCAGGGCGATCGGAACAGAACCATCCGCGAGATCGGCCATATCGACAGCCTCGACCACGGGGCGGCCCAGCAGGCGCGCAGGCGTGCCATCGGCCAGACCATCGCTCCAGAGGTTGCCCTTGACGGTCGTGTCGGCCGCCTTGCGGATCAGGCCCATCGTGGTCCTGTTCATCATCCACGCGGAGTTGCGGGCATATGCCGATTGCAGCTTGTAAAACAGGCTGATGACCGCCTCGATGATCGCCTCGTCGGCCGCGCCTGCCGCCAGATCCTGACCGGTGAACTTCGTGGGGTCTTCGAGAAAACCAAACGGCTTGCCGGCGCCATCGCCCGAAACGAAGGCGGTTGCCTCGGATGCTGCGAATTGCTCGGCGATCTGACCAGCGATGTAGGAAGGCAGATCGACGAAAGCATCCTCGACCAGTTGCTGCGACATCGGCACGATAACGGCCTGCTCGTGGGTTTCGATCTTGATCTGATCGAACACGGGTTGCGATTCCGGGCGTGCGCCGGTCTCCGTCACCCATCCGCCCGACAGCTTCGTGGTCACGACAGGGAACAACACCTCCGTGGTGCCGATCGCCATGACGCGTGCGGCCTGCCGCATCGGCGACATTTCGGTGATCTTCTTGATGATCTGCGTCGAGTACTCCGGCGCGACGACATACCCGCCGGCGGAACTGGTGCCGAGGTTCAGGTTCTTCTTGTCGTCCTCGTCGAGGCTCGCCATGCCGTTGCGCAGGAACGCGCCAAGGGCCTTTGCCTCGACCTCGGCCTTGGGGGCGTCCTGCGGGCCGGTGATCCGGTTCGCCTTGGCCTCGATCTTGTCCATGCGCTCGACCAGCTTGGTCGTGTCGGCCTTTTCCTCGACGCCCTTCAGCCGGTCGTCGATGTTCTTCTGAAGATCCTCCAGCGACTTGTTTACCAGTTCGACCGGATCGTCTTCTTCGCCCTTGATCTCGATGGCGCGGGCGAACGCCTGTGTATTCGTATGCTGCATCGTTACCTCTTGCAGTAATGGGCGGCTGCCCGGTTGATCGCCTCGGAAAGGCGGATTGCTTCGATGCCGGTCTTTGCGCTCGTAACGCGCGCGCCGGCGTGCATCGGGATCGCGACAAGGGACGCCTCGACCAGTTCAAGTTCGCTGATCGTGCGGCCGCCTCGGGCGCGGGGTGTTGATTTGCGGGTGATGAAACCGATGCTGATCCCGCGCACCGCGCCGGATTTCACCAGGGCGTTGACCTCGCGGGCCCGGGCCACGTCATTCACCAGAAGGCTGCCCTTGAGCATGAGCCCCTGATCAGTCTCTTTCGCCTCGGTCCATGAACCCACAGGATCGCTGCCGTCGTGACTGAACAGCATGGGAAGCGGGACGCGTGCGCCGGTGAAAGCGCCCTTTGTGATCATGTCGCCAACGCGGTCGGGTGCGTCGAAGGGCCATGCTATCCCCTCGATCTCGCCGCTGCCATCCGTGGCGAACTTGGTCTCGATGAACATGCGATCGGTCATGCAAGGGGATTCCTTGTGCTGGCCATGCCATCGACCTGCGCCTCGATCCACTTGGCGGCGCGCAGCACGCGGATGCAGTTCGCGGTGTTGAATGGCAGGGGCTCGCCGTCCTGCACGATCTCGAAGTCGAGAACACAGGCGGCCAAGGCGGCGATCCGGGCTTTCTCACGTTGCTCAGAGGTCACGCGGCCATCCTGATCGGCGATCTCGGCCAGATCATCGGCCAGCTTGAGCTCGGCCTTGCGCTGCGTCGTCGAGTCAGGGCCGGCAACGCGGAATCTCATGCCCGTTGGTTCGCCCTTCACCGGGTCCAGCAGGTCATGCCACGTTCCGCGCTCCTGATCGGCGGTGTCGTTCAGGACATCATTCAAGTCCATCATCCGCGCCTCCTGTTCTCTCCGGCTGCACGCCGCCGGTGTTCGGGTTCGCGTATTCCTCACCACCCTCGTAGGGCTGGAGATCAAGCCAGGCGCGGCCCTCGTTCGGGTTCAGAACGCGGCTGGAGATCAGGGAATTGATCGCCGTCGCTCGATCGTTCAGGTTCGCGCGGGTCAGGTCGTCGCGGTCGAAGTGAACACGGTACGTCTCGCGCTCGTCCTCGCTGAACAGCGCCTGCGTCAGGGCACCTTCGAGGGCGCGCAGCCAAGGCTCGAGGCTGTAAGACAGGAACTCGCGGCCCATGCTTTCGGCATTGCTCCACGTCGCGCGCTCGAGGTCGAACAGCATTTGCGGCGGGACACGGAACGCGCGGGCGATCTCGGTAATCTGAAATCTGCGGTTCTCAAGAAACTGCGAGTCAGTGCTGTTCAGCTGGAAGGGCACGAACTCGGCTCCGTCGAACAGGATCGCAGTGCGGCCGGTCGCGTTCTCGCCTTCATGCGTGGCCTGCCAGGCGGCGCGGGCCCGCTTGACCGCCTCCTCGCCCATGCCTTTCGGGAACATCAGCGCCCCGGATGGTCGCGCGCCGCGCCCGAACAGGCGGGCGGCGTGGCGCTCCAGAACCAGTGAAACCGCGATTGCCTCACGGGCGAGACTGACAGGCGACCGCCCGAACGGGCTCGTCACGTGGATCACGTCCTCCATCGGCACGCGGCGGCCTTGGAGTTGATAGCGGGGTTCGCGGGTCAGCTCGTCGTGTTGCACGAACATCGAGCCGCGTGGCGGATGAATGATCTCGGCGGGACGGCCGTCGCCGATGCGGTTGATCCATGCCAGCCCGCCCGCATCACTCAGCAGCGCGTCGGCGGTCAGGTCGCGCACCAGATTGTAAGCAGGCGTCCAGCCGTTCACCTGGCCGGTCAGCAGCCGTGCGACGGGGTGCTCGGGCGCGGGGCGCTGCGTTGCGCCATCGCGCTGCATGACCGTGAGATCGAGC